TGCCATTAAGATATGCAAATAATGTTAATCCTAATGCCACTATGCCGCCAATAATCCATTGAAATAAACCTAATTCTACCATGTATCAATTTCCTTGATATGCTTGTATTACACCAAAATCCCCATTAAGTGCCCTTTGATATATTTCAGGCCCATATGATGTAGTATCATTAAGAGATGCAGTAAACCAGACAAAATCTTCTGGCATATGAGAAAATTTAACTTGCACGTCAATTAAACTATTATCTGCTTTTGAATATTTAGGGTTTTTTATTGCTAATATTTGTATTGTCATTACGCTGTCCTTATAAACATACCATATTCACCATTAGTACCACCACCATTAGTTAAAGTAGTTCCAGAGACGTTTCTCCAAGTACCACTAGGATTACCAGAAGCAGTTATAGCACCAGTAGTTGAAAACTTTACTATTTCTAGATTTGCCCCAGATACAGTAGAACTATTGACTACAGACCCACCTGATACTTGAAAACGCAACAAAGCATAAGCACCTATCCCTATTGAGTTATTTGTATCTATTGAAATAGTTCCAGTTGCGGTAATTGTACCCCCAGTAATACCTCCACTAGTAGCTACAGAAGTAACTGTACCTGTATTTGCAGGAGGTGAAGATACCCAATTAGTTCCATCTGAAGTTAATATATTACCTAAAGTTCCTGCAGTAGTCAAGCCAGTTCCACCATTAGCTCTAGCTATAGTAGTTCCTGTCCATGTACCAGTAGTTATAGTACCTAAAGTAGTTATAGTAGCTTGTCCTACATAAGAACTAGAAATATCTAAAGTAGGATTTCCTGATACACCATTACCATTAGATACATCAAGTCTATTAGTAGTACCTGTAATAGTTCTACCAGTAAATGTATCAGCAGCAGTTTGAGTTAAAAGACCATTTGTATTATACGCTGCAAGAGACGCTAAAGTAGCATCATAACCTTGAATAGTTGAGCCAATACCAGTTACTGCAATAGTAGGATTACCTGCTACACCGTCACCATTAGTAACAGAAATGTTTGAACCAGCAGTAATAGTTCTATTAGCAGTAGTGTTAAGAGCAGTACGTACAACTACCCCATTACCACCGGGGTCAGCTAAGCCAGCAGAAGGAATACTTACAGTTGCCCATGAAGTATCTGTACCATTAGTAGTTAAAAATTTACCACTGTTAGTTGCTTGACTTGGGGCTAGAGCATTGAAGGCAGCATTAGCAGTAGTTTGTCCAGTACCACCATAAGCTATACCTACAGCAGTACCATTCCATACACCTGTTACTATAGTACCTAAAGTAGTTATAGTATTCTGTCCAATATATCCTGAATCTATAGTTAAAGTAGGAGCACCAGATACACCATCACCATTAGTAACAGTTATTTTACCTGCTGTACCTGTAATAGTCCTAGTAGTCCATGTACTAGTTCCAGTTCTAACAGCAACACCATTAGTTGCAAGTCCTTCAAGTCCAGCTAAATCATTAGCCAATACTAAAGTAGGATTACCTGATACACCTGTACCATTAGTAATAGTTATACCAGCAGCAGGGGCAGTAAGAGTCCTTAGGACATAACCATTTGCACCATCAGCTACCATTATACCAGCACTAGTATTAGTCAATCCTGATAAACCAGCTACAGGTATCTTAGCACCACCACCTATAGTGCCATCATGGTTATGACCACTAACAGCACCAAAAGCACTTTCTAGTAAATTATACTCAGCATTAAAGTCTGATGCCTGTATAGTATTACCAGTAAGTATTGTACCAGCAGATTGTCTCGTATACCCCACGCTCATGTATTATATTCCTATCTTTTTAACTTTATAACCATAACATGGTCTGTTTTTATTATGTGTTGCAACTAAACTATAATAATTTATATTAATATCTTTACTATAACTCTTTAAATTATAAGTGATTACTTCTTGTCCACTTGGATGTATTACAAGCCATTTTAATCTATTGTGTTCTGCTAACTTCTCTCTAGTCTCTTTTGAAACACTATGTCCTATTTTACTTTTAGATATTTTATTTTTTACATCTTGATGTACAACCTTAAAATCACCACCTTCAGTTAAATTATAGCCAGCTCTAAATGTATTATATTGTTCTATAAGTATTATTTCTAAAGCTTTTAAATCTTCTATAGTACAAGCACATGCTATAGATTCTATTATAAAGTTTTCTTTGCCATATTTTCTTATAGCTGAATGAATAGCAGAACTATATTGTTTGTATCTTGACCTACTTAAATGTTCTGACCACCTAATATTTAAAGTCTGAGTAGTTAATCCTATATATTGCTTACCATTTAAAAGATTAGTAATACAATATATTACCATATTATCGTCTTCCTTTAAGTGCGAATGAAATTACAAAGGAGTCTATCCTAAAAGGAGCAGAATCGTTATTACAATAGAATAAAAATGCCCCAAAGTAACCTGAACCTATTAAATTCTTTTTGAAGTTAGGGTAGATGAATGCCCCATACACATCAGTATCATAAATCGCTGAACCATATGTTGAAGTACCACCAGTTTGACCTACATTAATAGCACTAGGCTGTATAATATTTATATCTTCTCTATCTAATAAAAGAGATACATTCATATCAATATCTCCTTCAACTAAAGTAAACATATGTATTTTATGAAATACTTTACGTAAAGTGGCATCAGATAAGGTTAAATCAGGGGTTCTATATAGAGCTTCTATATTAGTCCCATCCCAAGTATTGCCTGATTCCATTCTATAAACATACCCATTAGTAGTATGTCCAAATATAGCTATTTCAGTATTACTTGTATATTGAGAATCAGCAGAATAAGCTTTAAAACCTACAAGTAAAGCCCATTCAAATTGACCATGACTAGTTACAGGAGTATCTGTTAATCTTCCTAAAAAGTTAGTGTTATCTGTATCCCCAACGGAAGAATTGTTAATAAATAATCTATATTGACTTTTTTTCCTAATAGCACACGAACTAAATTCATCTTCTGTATAACCAATAGATAATACATTAGATATTAAAGGTTGTATAGGTTTTGATATTAAACTTAATTCTATATCTCCAATACGAGTAGTGGCTTCATATGAACGTACTCCATCAGTTGCTAAATATTGTAAATCCCCACCTACTTCTTGTATAGTATCACCAGAGACACACCCTATAAATTCTGTAACTGATTCAATTATAAAATCAGCACTAGTAGAACCTGTAAGTCTTTTTATACTACGTTCACAAAATATAACTAAAGTACCTCTAAATACTGCAAGTCCTTTAATTGTATCACCCACATTAAATTCTATAGCACCAGAAGCACCTGTAAAATCTGTATCCGCATTAGCTGCTGAAAGTGAAAGTTTATCTCCTGTACCATATCCAGCTAAGGCTAATCTACCTTTAAATAATCTAGCATACTTAGGATTAGTAGGAGCACCTACACCATTAATAGTTGTCTCAACACCCCCTGACCATTTCCATGCAGGATTAACACCATCACATTGTATAACTACAGGAGCAGACAATGAATATGAAGTAAATCTAGCTTTAGTAACTGCTCCGGGTCTTGCTGTTGTAGTTACTCTAGTCCATCCTGCACCTGTAGAGTAATATATTCTATTATCTGTACCTGCGGCAATTTTACGACAAGCAAATACTCCACCCATAGCAACTTTAAGTCCTAGAATAGGATTACTAGAAGCATCTGCAACTATGTTAGAATCATATTTAGTAAATCCTGAAACACGTCTATAGCCACCAGCAATATCAGGTTCAAAATTTTGTAACTGTCTAGCTGTACCGGGAAACTGTGTTCCTTGTAGTAGAGTATCTGTATCTAAAACTAATCCACCTACACATGATATAGGTTGACTTGACCATCTATCCATTAATTAGTTACTCGCATAAATGAAGGTATTGGTATAAGTATTCTACGCATTGATACTACATCTTTATCAAAGTCATCTTGAGCTTTAGCTGCTTCTTCAATATTATCTCTAAATAAATAACAATGATATATAGCACCTTTAACAATAGTTTCTTTCCATTCTTCTGGAATAACAGGAACATCACTGTATAAAACTAAGTCACTAGGCATAGTATAATAATTATAGTTTATTGGATATATCCTATTTGGTCTAGGACTAATTATAAAATTATTATCTGGCTTTCTTACAACTTTATCTGGAACACCAAATTGGTCTGTCCCAAGCATATTGTCATCTCTTTCTTCCCAACCTTCTTCTCTATAGGCATCATAATCTATCTGAGTAAGTTTCTTGGTAGCAAAAGGAGGTATTAAATAAAGTGTTCCTGTAGCAGGGGTTACTGCACTTGCAGATACACTAAAAGTAAAAGTAGTAGAAGAGGTAACTGTAACAGTAAAGTTACCTACATAATCCGCTTGGTTAGCACCATATATTCTAACATTATCACCAGTAATCAATAAATGCCCACCGGATACTGTAGCTGTAGCTAATCCACCTACTTGAGTTATTGAAGTAATTCCCACAGGTTGTCTTTTAATCCTGAAAGAATCCCAATCTATATTAACCGCAGCAACTGGCTTAGTGTACTCATTGATACCTATTGTAGTATAATCAGTTTGACTAACCCAGTTGAACGGCCATTCATTATCTTGCTGTTGACATATATCACCTATGGCAGCATTAATAGCAGACTTAAAATCTGCGTAAACTCCTTGGGCTGTAGGAACATCAATAGCATAAAGCTCGACCTCCCCCATCTTTTGACAGAGTCTATTAATAAGCCATAAGTAATTATATGTCATTAGCGTTTACCTTAATTAAATTAAGTAGTCATTGGTGCGTTACGTGCAGCAGACATAATAGTGCCTACAAAACGTAGTTTACCAGTAGCAATAGTACCACCAGTTACCTTAAGACGGAGAGTATCCGCTGAGATATATACAGCACCATTAGATGCGTTACCAGTACGTGAAGCAATGGTAAGGTCAGTACCAGCAGTAAGAGTGGTTGCGTTGTTAACAAACACAGTTGCACTACCAGAATCACCCAAGTCAATACGTGCACCAGCACCTAGAGACAATGCAGTTACTACTTCTACCTGTTCAACAGTGAAATAGGTATTAGCAGGGATGTTAACAACTACTACATAATCAGTAGTAGCCAGACCCGCAGTCACAGCAGAAGCAATATCAATTTCATGCTCCCACCGACGAACGGTAATAGTTTCCCCAGCGACACCAGAAGTGCCGCCTTTAGCGAGGGTTGTTACAGTACTCATATTAAATTATCCTTTATATTAGTTAGTTATTATACGTTGCCTAGGCTCATGTACATCTGACCAAGGGCCTTAGTACGAAGTGCCTTACGACCAAATATATGAAGACCATCATACAACTGACCAAACGCATTTGGATTAGGAAGTACGCGAGACTTTAATACCTGAGAAGCAGTTGCAACAGCATCTACATGACCAACCAGAAGGATAGGCACAGAAGCACTGTAGCTAGGGGCATTGTTTGACTTGAAGCAAGTAAAGCCAGCAAGCATCTTAGAGGTAGCAAGTTTACGAGCACGCATAATAGACTCTGCATCACCAGTAACCTGAGCTTCAACCAATTTGCTATCTTCATCTGCAATCATTTCCCAGAAAGCAGGAGAAGCTACAGCCCAACGGCCTTCCTCAGGAACGTTCTGTTCATCAAGCAAACGAGCAAGACGGTTAAGAGCGTTATAAGGAGTGTAGTTGTTACCTGCACCGTAACCGATAGTTTTTGGTGAAGCACCAGAACCTTCAGTAGTAGCTGCATCAACCTGGGTCTGAATGTAAGTCAGAATGTTAACGTCATACGCATTATGTAGAGCATAACCAGCAGCATCAGCACAAGCATCTTCCCAATCAATATGAGACTGTACCTGTTCAATATCTTCTAGTGCATAGCTATACACGTTACCTTGGTCAATAACAAGAGACAAATCTTCATCTACAATGTCCTGACGAACTAGCTGCATACCACGAGTATATGGCTGAGTAGTTACAATAGGCTGTTTGATAATACGTACAGTATCACCTTTATCAGAGATGACGCCTGAGTAGTTATCGTTAGTAATCTCGTCCGCTACGGATTTGATTTTAAGTGACCGGAGAATCTTCTGGTCGTAAATTGTTGGGAATGCTGCTCCACCTTGGAGCTGACCGTAGCCAGCAGCAGCACTAAAACCTGTAGTCATATTAATTATCCTTTAATTGTTGTTTAAATTGTGAGTTATTTAACTCGTCCTTCACGTCTAGCTTGTTCTATTTCTGGGCCGTGTTTAAGCCATAGTTTATAGTTTTTAGCAATGTCGTTGACTTCTGCCCATGTCCAAATCTTTTTCTGTGGTGTAATCTCAGTACGGCTATTTACTTCCACACTTAGAGAGGCATCCACATTCTCTTGAGCTTTGGCTTTCTTTTTACTGTTAGGCGTTTCACCAAGAACTTCCAACTTATACAGAGTTAGTTGCTTTGCGAGAGCTTTAGGGTCTAGTGAAGTAGAGATGATACGTTTAATATCTTCTGGTTGTTCATTATACCATTTAGCAAATTTAGGGTCTTGCCTAATCTCGGCTGCATCTGGGTGTTCCGCTAATAGCTTATTAAAAGCTTCTTTCTCTTTTAGTTCGTTTTGGAGCTGACTAACCTGTTCAATCCTGCTTCTTAGTTCAGTCATGGTAGGGTCATTCTGAAGTTCCTCAATAAAGAGAGTCTTCATATAATCAGCAGCTTCGCCATATTGTTCCCTAAACGCCTTCATTTCTTCTGGTGTCTTTGGGGCTTTAACGATTGCTTTAGCTTTACGTTCTTCTTCGAGTTCTTTAGCGAGTCGTTCTCTTTCTACACGTAGTTCATGTACAGTCTTATCATGGTACTGTTTCAATTCCTTATATGCAGTAGAATCACGACTTTCATCAACAGGAGCTGGGTTCTGATTAGAGGTAGCCTGAGATTCAGGGTTCTGTTCAGGAGTAGCTAGTTCCTCTGTATGTTGATTTTCAACGATTACTGCTGCTGGTTTTTGTACAACTGCACGGTCTCCGCTGAAGTTTTGTCCTTTGGCCTTACTAAGATTAGATAGGGCTGTAGGGGCATCTTTAGTTTGTATTGACATTGTATTATATCTCCATTAGGGTTGCATAAATGCAAGTAGCCTTGGTATATAATTAAATTTTACTTAACTATATATCGGGGCCTATTTCTAGGCGTAGCCGCTTGGTTAAACACGAGGACTCATTAAACCACCTTGAGGAGCACTTGGAGGTGCTGCTGGGGCAGTAGGTACTGGTTGTCCTTGGGTTTGCTGTTGAGCAGGAGCTTGGCCTTTAGCCTGTTGTTGGGCTAGATGCTGTTCTGCTACATCTCGTGGTACTGGAACCATTACTTTATTAGGGTCTACAAATTGTGCAAGATAACCTGCAACTTCTGGGCCGTTAATAATGCCTATGGCACGTACAAATTCGTTAGTTAAATGTTCTGCTAGAAACTGTTTCTGGTCATCAGGAATCTGGTCTAGATGAGCCTGTAATTGTTGTACTACATCACCTTCTTCTGTAGGAGTTTCTGGTTTAGCTGTAGGGTCAGCACTAGGGCTACTAGGTGACATCATACCAGCACTTGGAGTTTCAGTAGCCGGAGCAGTTACAGGACTAGACTGTTGTGGCTGGGCTTGAGGTTGGTTGGGTTGTAGCATTAGTTGTTCCTTGTTGTGTTGGTAGTGCTATACTATTTCTGTAATTAGTAACAAAGTCAGTAAAACTAGTGTTAGAAGAAGTTTTTTTATCTGGTATTAAAGGTATATTTGTACTAGTAGCAGTCCCTATATTTGATAATTTACCTATAGCTGCATCTGCTTGTTCTGGAGTTGCACCACTTTGTATGGCAACAAATCTTAACATTTCATTAGTGGCTTGGTCTCTAGATTGCATGTCATCAGGATTAAAATTGAATACATTAGGTCTACTTCCATCTGGTTGTTCAAAATAAATATAGCCAGGAGAATTACCTACTTTATGTTTAGTATTTACTCCTGCATTAAGAGAACCTGGTAAACTTAAATTTATACCTGGTAATTGTTGTTTTAATGAATTAAGTTTACCTGCAATATCTTTACTTATATTATTTCCATAACCAGCATATTGACCCGGATTTTTTTCTCCCCCAGAAACACTAATAGCATTCCCTGTTTTATCAAATTCTACACCTGCATTACTTGCATTTGTTGGTGCACCTGGTCCAAAAAATCCACCACCTATACCTCCTATAAGTCCGCCTACTATACCTCCTACACCCGGAAGTATTAAGTTACCTAT